CACAAGATCAGCATAAGTGGAGAAGGACTTGAGAAAATACCAACAGTATTAGAGCGTAAATGTGCAAAGCCAAGACAACAGGTGAAAGATGCTAGAAGAACAGGTTTCAGTGTGAAAAAACTCAGTGTCGGAGATTACATCGGTCCAGTTCTTGATAAAGACCATAGATACCTGCTCGGAGATTTCACGGTTACTCACAATACCGCCACGTCATTAGGAACCGCTCTGGCCTTTTGGAACACGAAAAGAAACATCATCCTCGCAACCACGCCGGAAAACATGAAGGACAACAACGCATCCGTGTATGCTCAGAATCTGTTTCAATTTTTCCCGGACTACGTCAAAGTCGTGTTCAAAGACAAGCCGCTCCCCGAATACACTCGTCCTCCTTTCAATCGCCCCGTCCAGGCATTCGGCCAGACTATGAAAGCCAGCGCCGCCCTAGCGATATGGTGCCGCGAAAAGGCGAACATCAGGCCGATATCTAACAGGATCGAGACGTATAGTTTCACGACGCTCGCGTCCGCGCTGGGCTTCCAGGGGACCGGTGGCGTTGGTCGCGGAAAGCCCGAGGGCGAGATGCTCCTCATGGGAAAATACGGAAAACCTCTTCCTGGAACCAAAGAGGCGACCAAGAGAGCCGTCGGCAGTGTGCTCATCATGGACGAGGTTCAATCGTTGTTCAAGCCTAGCGGTTCTGAGGACTACAAAAAGGCCGCCAACTGGCTGCGTGCCGAATTGACCGAGGCCAAATACAAGAAACCCATGTACGTGTTTGCATTCACAGGAACTCCTGGTGGAACGGTGAAGGACATATTGTCCGTCATAAACTTCGTTCGCCCTCTCAACGTTCCTAGGATCAAACCCCAGGATCTGAACAGACACCCCGACTGGCTGAAAGGATACATAAGTTACGTGGAGCTCAGAAGCGACACGAGTGTGTATGGAGTGAAGACGGTCAGGAACGTGTTCTCCGAAATGGATCCTAAATATTACGCCGGATTCCTCAAGTCCATAGAAACAGACACCGTGAAATTCCCGACGGCGCTCAAGGCCGAAAAGCGTCCTGGGTACATGAAGGGGGCTATAGGGGCGGGAGACGCTCTCACGAAGGCAGCCGCTACAAAAGGTATCTATTCTTCTGAAGAAATAGAAAGACTATTGAGACGTGATATGACAGGAGGAATTCCCGCCGCAGTGCGCTTCGGCAAAACGACGGCCATACTTTCGCCCAAGTTACGCGAAGTGGTGAAACGAGTCATTTCGTCCAAGGGGCGCCAGTACATATACGTCATCAATCAATCTACGGTATTTACCCTCATGGCAATATTCCAATCTCTTGGATATACCGGCGTGACTCCGAGCAACTTGGCAACGAGCACGTCCACTCCCGGAAAACGTTTCGTATTTTACAAATCCGGCGACTATACGTTTGCGGGCAAAAAAATTCAGGTCGGAGAAAAGGACATGAAGGCCATCAAAAGTTTCTTGAAAGATCCCAAGAACATAAACGGAGACTACCTGAAGATAATCATCGCCTCTGGCACGTACTATCAAGGATTGGACAGTCCCGGCCTTGCGGGAGTACACATCGTGGACCCCCTTCACGATTCTTCGGCCGACGTGCAAGCTGTCGGACGCGCGCTCAGAATGTGCGGTCACAAGACGGCGGCTTCCAAGAACGTTGACGTATTCAGATATTTCTCTACCGTCCCTAGAACTTTCACTCACGACGGAATATCTAAAAAACAACTGCCTTCGCTCGAAAAACTGGCCAAGGAAATTTTATCTCTCAATCTCAGCGCAGACTTCTCTTCCGTGAATGGCGGTCCCAGAGAGAGGCTTCCACCTGGTGTGAATAGCTACGTGTTCGCCGACGCCGTTCGTAAAAGCACGCCCGTAGTGCAGACCGAAAATTTACTGAAAGCGATGGCTGTGGATTGTCCTATTTTCAAGGATGTCTTCCACTCCAATCAAAAGTTCCAGTGTGGCAAACCGACGTTCGTGGACGTCGAATCCTCCAAATCGCCTCGCACTCCTGCAAAACGGTCGCCATCGGGGCTTCTTGCACTTTCGCCACTCACCCCCGTGAGGTCGAGCTCCAAGAAATCTTCGTCTTCGAGCATAAAGTCCTCGTCGGGAAGACGGTCCTCGTCGAGCAGACGATCCTCGTCGCCTAAGAGAGTACTTCCCAGATACTCGTCGAGTGGAGAGAGATATGGGTCGGCCGTGAGAGTATCTCCGTCGCCCAGAATGAGCTCGCCGAGACGAGGAAGTGCCCCCGCGAGAGTTTCGCCTACCAGAGTGTCATCTGGAAGCACGAGAAAAAGAATGTCCGTATGATTACGTCGGCGACGTCGTCATCAATAGAGAAATTAAATATTCGTAATCAATAGATAATTATGAACGTGGTGTGCATACCCGATGAAGACGTAAGGAACATAGGTAGTTCGATGACCGTAGAGGATGAATACATAGAGAGGTTTGCCAAACCCGAAGAGATAGGGTTGACCACCAAACGTTTCAAGAATTCGACACTGGCGCCCAGGGAAATGTCATTCGATAACGTGTATCCCGTTCCCGCGGGGACGTTCGATATCCAACCCGTTAAAAATGATAAAGTACCCTTGGACAAACGAGTGTCAGGGACGTTTTCGGAAGGAACGCTCGTTCAGTTGCTCTCTAGAGGCCCCCAAGATACATATTTAACGTACAATCCTCAAATGTCGTTCTTCAAACAGGTCTATAAACGATACACTAATTTTGCCGTTCAACAATTCGAAGAAAAATTCTCGACGACGGTTCGTTTCGGCACAAAAAATACTTGCACGTTGTCAAAAAACGGAGATCTCGTAGGAACAATGTGTCTCAGGATTGTGCTTCCAAATCTCGGTATACCAGGGGGGACGTGGAAAGAAACAATGGGATACAACGTGATGTCCGACGTTACTTTGAGAATAGGAGACACCATCGTGCAGCGGCACCCGAGCTTATGGATGGACATCGAAGACAAGTTGTTCTGCCCCAGCGAAAAATACGAAGGATTGAGCAAGATCGTCAAGCGTGACGAGGTTTTAAGCGCCAATGTGTCTCACCAACTCATAGTTCCTCTGAAATTTTTTTGCTGCTATAGAACTTCATCCAAGCAGCAATACATCCCTATTCTCAATCTGAACACCAACATCAACGTGTATTTGGATTTCAATTTAAAACCGCTGAACATTCTCGTGAATCTTCCCGCCGGAGCCGAATTGCCCGACGTTCCTCCTCTCGACGCGGGTGTGCTGGTAGACTACGTTTATTTGGACGATACCGAACGATATCGTTTTGCGCAGAATCCTAGCACGTATACCATCGAACAACTTTCGATAATGGACGCTAACACGTATCTCACCACAACGAACGGCCAAGTGGTGAACACCGATAAAGTATACAGACCGCTCAGACACCTCAACAAGCCGGTTAAATACGTGGCAATCGTATCGCAGCTCGAAAACGATTTCACGTCGTTCACGTATTACGATATCGTTCAAAATTCTACATTTTATCTCAATTCGGACGAACAATTCAAACCGAGAACCGGAGACTACTTTAAACTCGTGCAAACGTATCAACATTTCACGAGAAGCAACGACGTGGACAACATACTAGCATTCAGTTTCGCTCTAGACGCGGCAAGTTTTCAACCATGTGGGATGCTCAATTTTGCAAATTATGTTAGGACTCAATTCGCATTTGATATTACCCCCCAAGAGATTCCTAAGAAGATCAGAATATTCGCCGTGTGCATCAACTGGGTGGACTTCGATTCTGGCATGTGTAGAATGAAATTCAATTGAATTGTATCGACAAAATAATATTTGACATACAATATACGATGAAGAAAGATACCATGATTATTATAGGCGTAGTCGTCGCTTTTCTCGTCGGCTTGTACTTGCTGCAGTTTATCGTAGACATACCGGGCACGTTTAGAAAAATATTCCCACCTGCCAAAAAAGAGAAATTCGATGATGTTCAGGCCCTCGAGTTTCAACAGGTAGATATGGCTATGGGAGGGAGTGGAGTTCTTTCTGATCCCATAGACCAGTCTAGATCCGAAGATCTTACGCCCTGGCGCGGGGAATTAGGCATGTGATTTATTTAGGGAAATTACAGACGCCTACAGACGTGTCCCACACAGTGCCCGAAGCGCATGGCATTTTTGTCGCCGAAGTTCTTCCGGGTTCGCAAATGAAGAAAAATGGTTCCTGATCGGTTCCAAATGGTTCTCCTCCCTCCACACCAGAACACTGACCTGCAGGTCCTGGTGCGGG